AGGTTTGCGGTACGCATACCTTCATAGAAACGACTGTACAGATCATATAAGCCTGTAGACTTATCTAATGCAGCTTCATCGAAATTTAATTTTGCCTCAGCCATTATTTCTGAACTTGTACTTTCTTGGTTAAGAATCCACTATGAGCAGATTTGAACGAGTCTATCTTTGCCTTCAGGGATATAAAACTGGCCATATTAGCTGGCGGTTGTGGTCCCATCATTGTTGGTGTCATGATTTGTCCTATATATCCGACCAATTCTGACAATATGGTAGCTAACTCTACACCTAACACAGCGTCATCGGTTCCAGAATCGCTACCGAGATAAACTGTACCATCTTCAATTTTTACCTTTGATTTACCAAACTGGGAAAGGTGCTGTTCCTCATCTAAAATTGTTTCTGCCTTATTATGTTTCAGATGAATTTGTTCTTGATCCATCATCATAGAACTTTTGTCATCACCAATCACAGTTTCAACCTTTTCACTATCCATCACGTGCTTGGTATGATTAGCATCATCTTCACCTTGCACTTCAGTAGTGATTGAATCTTTGAGGTAAGTCGTTTTGGAGAACACTCCAGTTTCTTCCAAGTCTTGAATATCTGGAGTGTCTTCGCCCTTATCTAATTCTTTACGTTCTGTAACACCAACAGTAATAGTGTCGTGCGAATCAAGTTGAATAATATCAACATGTGAAAACATTGTCACATACTCTATATGCGTATCGGGGTCGATAGAGATAGTAACCTCTGAATACATCTTAGGAACAATAAGGAGTCCCTTGGAATTATCTTGTATAGCACTTAAATATACACCCTCATGGTAGCCTATTTGTACATTATCATTATCATCCATAGATAAGGTGGTAAATTCCTGTACATCTATCGTGCCAGCCAAATCACCGTCTGTATGTATCTTAGCTACGTATCCTGTAATCTTATTTGTACCTTTCACAACACCGGTTACAGGATTCACTAATCCGTGACGCGATATTTTTTGTATCGTTTCACGGATTATTTGGTTTGAACTTAAATCCGTATGTTTATTTTTGCTCATTGCTATCTGATTTGATATGTGCTATACAATAAGGTAACTTTATTCGTTGACGGTAGCCTCCAACGCCAAATGTGGTATGCACCTCATCTACTAAATAATAGCCATTTTTTTGCGGGTGAAGTTTATCTACAAGTTCAACTTTTGTACCGGTTTTAAGTGCAAGGTCTCCAAATAAAGTAAGAGTTCCTTCAATACCATTCATATTATAACTCTCAAAATATTTAATAGCCTCGTCTAATAATTCATCATGGCTAATTTTAAGTGTTTTAGACATATAAGGAATAATAGTATAGGTACTTAGGTCAACTTTATCTTTTGATTTACCAAGTACAGTTGCGCCCATTTTCCTCGCTTTTTTTGAAATCGTCACTTCATTAAGAACTTGCCATTTGTCTTTTGCAGATTTCGACTCATCCCAGTCTGGATTACGTCTAATTGTTATATGATAAAATTTATCATCTTTATCTAAGCATGTTGCTTCTACAGCCAGAAATGATTTGTCGGTATTCATTAACGTCAAACCATTTTCAGCCACATGATAATCAAAAAATATTTGTTTAGGTTCCGATTCCTCATCATTTAATTTAATTACAGAATCTTTACCAGCATTTGAAAAATACGACCTGCCAACAGCAATATATGGAGTGCCGCCTTCATCTTTAATAAAAGCAAAAACTTTATATTTAGCCCATTCTGTCAAAACATCAGCAACTGTAAGATAAGAATTAAGAGAAATATCTCCCACATTAATATTACAAGATTTGGTATATGGATGGAGCTTCAATCCAGTTTTGTTTAATAATTGACACTTATATTTTTTTCCACCATCTTCCGACAACATATCATTTACAGTAGCATTTTTATATGTCTTGTCTGGACAAGAAACCTTCTTCAAAGCACTGGCGAGATTTTCACATTTAATCTCAATTGGATAGTCTATACTACATTTAGCAATATAACCATTAAACATAAGAGTTAAACAACGCTTATCTCCACGAATATACCCATCTCGCACAGTTTTATTTTTACTTAAATGAATAGAATTTTTGCTTGTCATCTTAAATGAATCTGCAACGGCTGGGTCTGTTGTGTAGCCCAGCCATATTTTAATCCTATTACCTACTTTGAAATCTCCCAACTCAGCTTTTCTGGAGGAATTACGAGTCGTGATTAAAACTCCTGTGTCTTCTAAACTTGCAATTAATGCAGAACTCTCTGCTACTTCGTTTTTATTTTCTTGTGTTACGGTTTTTTTAACAATTGTTCCTGGTGGGAACTTAACAGATGCAGTTCCTATTAGTTTACGGTATGATTCATCTATTTCAATGTTTTCCACCTCAGTCAAAAACATAGCTTCATCTGGCTCTTCTGTGATATTAGTAGCACTATTCGGAGTCCAGATCTTAATCAAACAAATTAAAATGTGAAAACTTGATTGGTTTGGATTTAATGCCATTATATATTAGGTATTAAAGCATCTAAGCCTACATTAGTTAACGATGAAACTGTGCCAGATACAACATTGGCTGTCAATTCTGATAATTTACTATTTAATATGAATTTTTCCCATCCTTTTGCCGGCGATGTAGATAAGTCATAGTTCAATTGTTGAATTGTATCATTTGCAATTACAACATCTTCATCTGGTTCTACTGCCACACACGTAAAACTATATGGTTGAGTATTCTTACATGATGGATGGCCTAACTGATAACTCTGAATTAAAATTCTCGTTACATTAAATTGTCCAAAAATCAAATTATTAACAAACAACACCCCATTATGCTGCATAATATCAATAAATTTCTGCACATCACGCGAAGGATAAACACCTTCATAGTTTGAATTAAATTCACCAGATACCGAAAAACTCAAATCGCCTCCAGATATTAATTCTTTTCGAGTAAAATCACGACCTTGTACTTTTGTTAATATCAAATTCTTGGTGCTATTTACTGTAACCTGTGGAGTTAAATCTATCACAAATCGCTTTTTTGTAGAAAATTTACTTTGCTCGATTTCGGAATGGTATGTAATGCCTTTAGAAAACAATGGATTTGTTTTATCATAATATAGTTTAGCATCAATAGCATCTTTTTCATTTAGTGTAGTCTTAGAAATTTCTACGACCTCTTCTACCTCTTCGGTAGATTCATACCAAATGATTAACGCTTCGGCTACTTTTTCTCCATATTTATTCCGTGCAATTATATTGTCATCAATTTTACCATAAGGTTGATCTACAGTCTTGCCTCTGTTAATTAATGCAACATGCAAAGTATCTTGTTCTTCTCTAACTTTTTCCCAATTTTTCTTTTCTAAATACCGTTGATACCTTGGAAATAATTTGTTTACTTCGCCTTCAATAGCTTGCATGGCCATTTGTTTTGCAACATGCACAGCAACATATTTGTATGCTCGATTATTTTTATATGTCAAGTTACCGCCATCTCTTTGGAGATAGCGATAACCTATATTTGACATTATTGCATCGGTTGAGTTCCCGACTGAAAATTTGAGCGAGTTCCACGCTCCACCCCAATAACTACTCATTATCCGTGATATGTTACATCAAAATCATGTACAACATCAATTAGTGCCTGTGCAAGTTGGGTTTTCAAATCACCAATTACTGCGGCATTATCTGGATTAGACAAGTCTACTGACTCGACATTCATCAGATTTTCAATTTTAACAATCACCTGCTTAGGTGCTGCACTATTGTTATTATAGTGTGACTTATAGTCAGAAGATTTACCACCTGGATTGGTTGTGGTTGTTGTGGTAGTAGTGTCTGTGCCATTTTGAGCAATTAATCTCTTCTGCATGTCTGCATCAGACATAGGAAGCATTACTCCATTATCCGGCACCCATTGACCGTTTCGGAAAGTGTATTTAACTCCATCAAGAGTTACTGTAGAACCTTCCTTAGTTTGAGGCTTGTTTGGATCGCCGTATGACCAAACTGGGTTATTGATATAACTTTCAAAATATGGACGAATTGATGGGTGCAACTGATTAACA